CAAGCGAAGCAGCGGACTTGAATGAGTCTGCTCAGGCAACGCTGAAAGACGCTCAAGGTCGTCGAGACGCAGCGCAGGAAAAATTCGCAGAGACGCAACGCACTGAGCAAGCACTCGTACAGCGTGAACAGACCATTGAAAATATGGAAGCGAAGTTGGAACGCCAACTCGCTGATGTTGACGAACTTCAAACACAACTTCTGCAGGAGAAGTCCAGACTCGCGACGGTAAGCGAGACCCTAAAGCAAGCAGTGGGGTGACTCTATGCCGCAATCAGGCTTAGGCACCGCTGGGATCGTAGCGATCCCCATCCCTGCTGGTGGTGCTGTAGGGGAAGTACTAACAAAGCAGTCAGGTGACAACTACGACTTCGACTGGGCTGCGGGTGGAGGTGGTGGCGCACCCGACAACGCTGAGTACGTCGTCCTTGCCCTAGACGCTACCCTCACTGATGAACGCGTCCTGACACCCGGTACGAGCGTGCAGCTCACCGATGGTGGTGCTGGTGGTCTCGTCACGCTCGACGTTGAGCATCTAGAGTTCGTAGCCGTAGCAGCCAACCCTGGTGGTGTGCCAGCGAACACTCTTTACCAGGACGACGGCACCAACTTCAATGTAAACACTGTCGCCATGGGGGATCTTACAATCCCCATGCTGCTGACCGGAGACATTGGCTTTGGTAATCCAGGTACCGAGCAAAGCGGAATCAACATCGCTGGCTTCAACTTCGATGCGACAGCGAAGATCAACGACTTCGGTGGCTCAATTGATGGGATGCTGGTGTTGCATCGGCATTCAACATCGTTTGGTTCGAACCTCATCATGTCGCGTGCGAACAGTGACACGTCTGCGCACATTGCATTGACACCCGGACAGGTGATCTCGCAGATAGTGAATGTCGGCTGGAGCGGCACTCACTACGACATCGCTGGCATCATGCAGTTGGGGGTTCCGTCAGGATCAACAGTCAGCCCGACCTCACTTGCGGGTGAGTATTCATTCTTCACGACGCCTGATGGATCCAACACTGCTCTGCTCGCGCTCCTAATAGGCAGTGATCAGAGCATACAGTTCTCAGGAGCGTACACGTTCCCCACAGTCGATGGCACGCTAGATCAGATGCTGTCTACGGATGGAGCTGGACAACTATCGTTTGTTGATAGGTCTGAAGTCACGAGTCTGTTTCTGAGTGGTCTTTTCGGAACGATACTGAACTTGACGCAGACATTCGGAGCGTCTCCCATCAGTGTAGATCTTGCCGCTGCTCTGGGCTTGAGCAGTTTGCAGACTCTGTACGATGTCGATCCAGCAGTTCCACAGATTACTGTCAATGCTGCTGATGAGTTGACGATTGACGCATCAGTCGCAGGTGATGTCTTCGCAGTAAGAGATGAGTCGAACGTTGATCTGATGCGCATGAATACGACCGGCAGTGAAATCTTCGGTGGTACAGGTGCGAGCGATATACTGGATCTTCAAGGAGCGAACGCTGCGAATCGTGGCACGGTCAACATCCATGGTACGACTCTTCTAGATTTTGATTGGACCAGTGACCTCGGTTTCTATGCAATCCAATGGGCGAACACTATCCCCGCTTCCGGACCCGGAGTGGTTGGTCTTTTCCAAGTTTCTAACGTCATCACTGTTGACAACAGTGTGTTCATCTCTTCTACGGTTGACGACTTCAGTACTATCTCATGGACGGTCGCTCCCGGTTTCGCGGTACAGACTCTGTTCTTTGCGAGACCGACGTATCAATCAACGACTGCAGCCATTGCACCTTCACAAGCATTCATCTTTGGAGCCCAAGCTCAGTACCGACTGACTGGCGCAGGATCCGTCACAGTTCCCACTTATCGTGCGCTCAGCTTCGCGCCGATCATTCGTGTCGATAACGCTGGCGACGAACTGCATCTCACCACTACTGAGGGATTAACTCTTCAGCCGCTTTTCAACACGCGCAACGCAACGGCAGTCGCTGATTACGGAGTTATCCGTGGCGTTCATATGCTCAATGCCTCGCAAATCTTATTCGGTCAGGGACTCGGCTCTGAGATCGCAGACGACTGGATCGGTCTCGACGTTGAACTGTTGTCGGGACTCATCGTTTCGGGCACGCGGGTAGCAGTTCGCTCAGCTATCGTGAACTTCGCATCGAACTACCTCATACAGAATCTAGGTGGCGCACAATCCGAATTTGGTGACGGCGACGTTCATGTCAACGATGACGTATCTTTCTCACTAGGGAATACAATCGCTGCACCTGATGCTGAGGTTCAGTGGCTACCGGCAAACAACGCACTTGATTTCAGTGGTGGTCGTGTCCGTGTTCGAGGCGCGGTGGAGTATCCGCCGATTGTTCCTGCAGCACTCGGCGCAGGGAACACCAACGACTGGACGGGCTTGTTGACGGATGCGTTCAGCGCAGCGATGCGACATTGGGCTCGTATCAGTGGCAACGTGGTCACATCGGTATTGACGGGCATCGATGCAACTGCTGCCGAAGATGGTGATACATTCGAGTTGACGAACGTCAGCGCAAACACCATCGAGATTACACACGAAGACGCTGCTTCTGCTGCCGCTAATCGGATCATCACCCCGACGGGTGTGACCTACTTGCTAGCCGCAGATGAATCTGTGATCGTTCGATACGACACGACAACTTCCCGCTGGAGATTACTGGGAGGTACCGGTGCGTAGACTGGACACAATATTCAGGAACATCAAAGTATTCCAGCCGGTGTCGGTCAACTTCCCGAATGTTGGTTCTATCGCAACGATCTCAGGTGACATCACCACCGTGACCAGTTTCCCGTTGGGCACCGCGCTGATCGCGTGGGGGTTCCTCGAAGATGCCAGCGTCATTGAGGACTTGCAGATTCAGTTCATTTTCATCAATGCTGATACGCTTCGGTTCACCCTTTCAAATCCAACGGCGGGAGCTATCGATGCTGGCGCATTGGACATGTGGTTCGTGACTGGCGAACTCAATCCTGACATAGATGACACACCAATATGAGTTACACGGACGCACAGTGGGACAACGTGATGGCTTTCCTCAACGATGAAGCTGAGAAGAGGCCTCCTAATGGCATCGGCAAGACCATCGATACCGCTGAAGAGTTTGTCGAAATATTACGCACGGTCGAAGCGATCAAACCGACCATCGTCAGCAGCAACGCGAACGAAACTCGTGAGTTTGCTCAGCTTGAGCAACAACGGATTATTAATGCACGGGCAGCTCAAGCTATCCAAGATCAGATCGACAATCATCCGGGGAATCCCAATCCGCCCGGACCGTAGGAGATAGAGATGACTAAGAAAGTAGGAATGCAATACGTCAAAGAGTTCTCGTTCCCAGCGGAGCAGGGGTTCACGGGATCCGCAGGCAAGTCACCCGTGAAGGGTTACATGCGGGGTGGTGCGGTGAAGGCGACGCAGGAGACTGCGAACGCTAATAAGCACCGTGCACCGAGTGTTGGCGCTTCTCGCGGCGGCACTGTCGGTGTGACCACCAAGCGTGGACCGAAGTCGAGGCGACCGAAGAACACCATGACCAAGGCTGCGCAAGGCGGCTCTGTGCACGACAAGTTGTACGCAGCTGGCGACGAGATGGGCTACATGCGCGGTGGTGCGGTGAAGAACACCTCTGCTGAGTTCGTGCAGAAAGCAGGACCGCAAGCTTCCATGGACGAAGGTGTGCAGCCTGCACGTCGTGGTCGCACTCAAGCCGATGTCGAAGCCGGTGGCACGAAGCGACTGAAGCCGAGACTTGCACGTGGTGGTGGCGTTCACAAGACGCGCCCCTACGTCGGCAAGGCGAAGAAGAAAGGCGGACTCGCCAAGTATGCTTCGGGTGGGTCAGTCAGTCCCCCGTCGGTAGGGATGCTGGGTAAAGGTCAAGCTGCCGCTGCTGCTCGTGGAATCCGTGAGAGAGAAGAGCGTGTTCGTTCAACGGTAGATGAAGCACTGGCAGGTCAGCGAAGGTCTCAACAAGCCAGCCCACGTCCGAAGGCACGGGTGCAGGACAAGCCTGCTCCGAAGAAGGACCGCATCTATCGCGAGGACAAAGAGGGTGTGCCCACCTTCACGGACGTGCCGAAGGTAGGTAGACGCATGGGAAAGCGCGGGGCGGCAAGGTAGAGCGCACAGCTCGCCGGGTCGCTAACGACGTGATGGATAGACATGTGCGATCACCGAGACCGAAGGGTCACGGCACGTCCCCGCGTGGTGGTAGAAGCAGAGTTCGAGGAGCCAAATACTAATGGCAACGAGCGGAACAGTTGGTCAGACGATCTTCCTGAATCAGCAGATCATCGATCACGCCTTCAGGCGTTGCAAGATGGTTGAGCAGGAGATCACAGGTGAGCACCTGCAGATTGCTCTGGAGTGTTTGTGGTTGTTCTGCATGAGCCTCGTCAACAAAGGCATCAAGCTGTGGAACATCGACCGGATCATCCTGCCTATCTATGCGGGTGAGTTCACTGTGCCGCTGCCACTGGGCACGGAAGAGATCCTCGACATCAACCTGCGCACTCAGAACCGATTGAGTAGTGGCACTGCCACTGCATCTGAAGGTGTAGCAGATAACGCATTTGACAGCGACCTGCTCACGGCATGCACCCAGACATTGGTGGACGGCAACATCCAGCTGCAGTTGGAGACCGCGACCGCAGCGACGACGTTCGGGATCTTGCCGAACTCTTTACCCTCAGGATCTCCATGGGGCTTCGTGATCGAAGGATCGAACGACGGCATCAGTTACACCACGCTGATTGATCGCACGTCGGGTCAGGTGGTTGTCGCAGGTGAGTGGGTCTGGTACGACATCCAGAACGCGAACGCATTCGAGTACTACCGGCTGCGTGCGAACGACGGGGTCACGATCTTTGATGTGATCGAGTTTGTGATCCAGAACGCACCTCAAGAGATTCCGTTCTACCACACGCTGAACCGGACCGATTACTCGAACCTGCCCGACAAGACGTCACCGGGGCGACCGACGCAGCTGTGGTACGACCGACAGCGCACGATCCCTGAGCTGGAGATCTGGCCCAGCCCGGAGGAGCAGTTCACGTTCGCCCAGATCACCGGGTACGTGCACTCTCAGATCCAAGACGTCGGTGCGATGACCGATGAGCTGGAGGTGCCTGATCGCTGGTACATGGCAATTGAGTCGAATCTGGCGAAGCAGCTGGCACGGAAGATCAAGGAAGTGAAGATCGAGTTGATCCCACAGATCGATATCGATGCGAGCGCAGACCTTAACGATGCATGGACTGGTGAGGGCGACGGCTCTGACACCTTCCTGCGTCCTAACATATCGCCGTACACGAGGTAGTCATGCCTATTTTCCTAGATCCATCAGGCAGGTCAACTTTCGGCATCGGTGTGTGCGCACGCTGCTGGCAGAAGTTCTCGTTGGAAGACCTGTTCTCGGACCCTAACTCACCTGGGTTGAAGGTCTGCAAAGATGATCTCGATGATTACGATCCGTACCGACTGCCAGCACGTCGGACGGAGGACGTGACGTTGCGCTTCTACCGACCTGACGAAGACCTGAGTGCGGGTGGTGCGGTACCGAACAACACGTCGCTGTTTGGAGTTCGTGGAACGGTAGGTGGGAATCCACGAATCACCGCAGGAGGTGACCTTCGAGTCATCGAAAGCGCTACATTGGGAACGGATTAAGCATGCCAAACGTAACAATTTCAGAGCTGCCAGATGCGGTACTCCCCTTAGACGGTCCTAACTCATTCTTTGAGGTGCAGACCACTGAGAGTGGTGTAGTCGTCAGCCGCAAGGTTGCGTCCGACAACATCTCAATCACTGCCGATCTGCCCTTGGGCACTCTTGGACAGACGATCTACAACAGTGATGGGTCACGGGGCTACACAGCGACTGACGGGCTCACCATAGACCCCAACGGTGAAGTTCAGCTGACTTGGAATGCTGCAGCCTCAGCTGATATCACGTTTCGGCTGACTACCGATGGTGCGATCCTGCGGAGACCTTCAGCTCCAACTCCGAATGATCTTCGGTTGCTCTTCACCGAAGGCACCTTCATCGAAGTCACCATGGCGAGCATTGGCTTCGACGGCTCTGACATCTTCACCATTAATGGTCTCGGTCTTCAGACGGACATCAACACGAATAGTTCGGGTGGGGTGACCATCTCGCAGGTTGGGATACCTGTATTCCAAACGCTCGCTACTTCGGTCAAGGTTCTCAACGCCCGGTTCGATGTAGACAACGATGGTTTAGACACACTGACAAGTTCACGGGTACGCAATCTTACTGGTGGCGTTGACCTCCGTATCCTCACTGGTGGTGATGCTGCAATCTCCCAACTTGTCGGAACCACGGGTGGCTTTGAGGACGACTGGCTGGAGTTTGCTAGAAACCTGGGCGTCACGATCAACCACAACAACATCAGCATGGCACGCAGCGTTGCCATCGGCTCTGGTGGCTTCGAGGTAAACAACACTGTCACGGGTGCTGGCTTCGAACGCGTACTGACCGTATCGGATTTAGGTGGAGGCGTAGGCTTCCCCATCCAAGCACTGGACAACGATCAGATTCAGTGGGGCACCGGCAACGATGTCCAGCAGTTCTTCAACGGCACTGACCTGCTCTTCACCGCAGTCGCTGGTGTGGACTTCCGTTTCAGCAGTGCCAGTACTGCGCTCCTTGAGTTAGTGGGCACCGGTCTCAATCTCGATGCCACCCTTGGAACACGAGCGGACAGTGGAGGGGTTGCATGGTATTGGGATGAGAGCGTAACAACCGGAAAGATCCGGCAGACGTCAGCAGCAGGGGTGCTCGAAGACGACTGGATCACCATGGTCATCAATGGTGCGGTCGCGCTCTTCTTCAACGGTGTGAATGTCGCCCAAACGATGGCGGCTGCTAGTGGCGGACTGCAAGTCAACAACACGCTCACGGGCGCAGGATTTGAACGAGTCCTGACCATTGGGGATTTGTTCACGCTCGCTGACCCCCTGACTATCGGTCAGATCATTATTTCCAATACCAATCTGATTGATCTGGTAGACACCAACACTGCGCTCAACATCGGTTCATCGGACCCGGACAACAATCCCCACGTTGAGCTGGGGCTCTTCGGTCTTGGGGCAGGTATCCAGGCGAAGGCGACTGCCACGACCATTGATACGTTGGAGATCCAACCGCTGGGTGGAACCCTAAACCTCGGTCCGCCTGGATCTGCTGCCGTTGCAGGTGGAGCCAACCTCAGGTTTGCCAACGGTGGTGGAGCGGGGGGCAACATCGTCGAGACAACGATCTCAGGGATCATCCTTGAAGGTCGCACTGGCTCGAACACGATCCTCGACTTCCATCAGGTCAATGGCAACCTCGCCATGCGGGTAGTGCACAACGGTGGAAACTTCCAGTTCGAGGGTTTCATTAACAGCCAGGAGATTCGGTTTCAATCGCGTGATTCGGGGAGCACCGTTCGACAGCTCCTGCATTTGGATCCGGACGACGACATCGCCATGTTCGATCAGGGCACGGAAGTGGCTCACACGCTGCCCGCAGCGTCAGGTGGCTTCGCGGCGAACAACACATTAACGGGCGCGGGCTTCGAGCGTGTGCTCACGACGAGTGACCTTGGTGCTGGTGATCCCAGCGGGTGGGACTACGTCGCGGAACTGCTGACCGATACGTCTGTGGTTACTTCTACGACTCTCGTGGAGATCACGGACTTCACCGTTGACGACACGATCTACCCGACCGACTTGAGTGGTACCGAGAAGTATCTGTGCCGTTACTACGTGGACGGCTTCGTCAGTGGTGGTGCTGGTGGTGGTGCCCGCCTCGGCCATAGATATATCAACTCGGCTCACATCGTCGAGGCGAGAGGTCTGCACCGCTTGATGCTGGACACGACCAGTTCGGTTGCTCACGCAGCTGCGACGGAGGAAGCCAGAGGTGACATTGGTACCTCTGCAACTGCGACTGCCTTTACGCTCAACAACGGGGTGAGCGGGGCGCAGTACACTTTGCGTTCGCAATTTTCGCTGACATCCAATACGCAATCCGGCGATGAGTTCACACTGGAGATCGCGCAACAAAGCTCCGATGCCCAGCCCACGATCTTCGAGCGTGCTGGCTTCGTGAAATTCCACTTCGGCACCTTGGTGGCAGTGTAATGAGCGAGACTTTTCAATACATCCCGCAGCTCTTCCCGAGAGAGTTCGCTCCGCTGGTTGATCAGCCTCGTGATTTGCATTACACGAGTACCCGGTACTACGACCGACGCAGTGGCTCGCTCATGTGGCCTGTGTTTCATCGTGAGTGTGCTGAGGTTGCGTTCTTCATGACGAAGGATCCACGCCTCGTTACTAACATCCGCTCGTTCATGGTCTTTGATCGGGAAGGCAAGCACCCGCCACCCAACACAGAGATGATCTGCGGGAGCTGCCATGAACGAATTCTAAAAACTGATCTTCTTGCGGAGCCGCCACCCCGTAAGAAAATTATCTCGATACCCATGGTGGCACCAAAGGAGAATTAGAAAATGCAATCACAGCAAGTAACCCCAGTTCAGATCCAAATGGCGGCATCTGCAGGGGTCGAGCTTCTAGCAATTAAGGATCTGCCAGTGCCGATGAGCATTGCAAAGTCCGGTGCACTGTCAGTGCTCGAAGGAATGTTGCAAGCCATCGCACGTGGGGAGCTGGTCGTTGCTCCCAACCCAGAGATGCAGAAAGCCATACCTGTACCTGATGGGGATGGTCCCGACGGTGGCGAGTCGGCGCAACCTCCGGGTGTTGAACGAATCGACGGAGGCAAAGGTAAGGCGGGCTAACTATGAGCGGCATGGACATCAGCAAGGCGAGTCTTCCGATCACTGTAGTCGCAGGCATTGTGCTGCTTGGGCTGGGGTACTGGGTGAACGCTCAGGACGCGAAGATCGAGAAGAACGCAGAGGCTATCGAGGAAGTCGAGGAGGAAGTCATAGAGCAGAAGCTCGAAGTGAAAGACGAACTCTCCGACATCAAGACGGTGCAGGCAATCAACGTGATACTGCTGCAGCAGATTGCTGATGACATCAAGAAGATCGCAGACGATGGGTGACTTCGTCTACGGCAGTAAGTCAGCTGGTCGCATCGCGACGTGCCACGTGAAGATGCAAGACGTGGCAATGCGTGCGATCAAGCTGACGCCTGTGGACTACACCATCATCCACGGTTGGCGTGGCGAAGAGATACAAACAGTATTGTTCGAGTCGGGGGCATCGTTGACACCCTGGCCCGAGTCGCAGCACAACAACGAAGAAGACGAAGGTGACGGTGTGCTCATGCCGTGCTCACTCGCCATCGACTTCGGTGTGTTGATCAACGGCAAGATTCCGTGGGGCGATACGCACGCGTTCGCGGTGGTAGCGGGGGTATGGTTCGCCGCAGCAGAGGAGTTGGGAGCAACTCTTCGCTGGGGTGGTGATTGGGATATGGACGGCAGTACTGAAGATCAGACGTTCATGGACTGGGGACATATGGAGATCAGGTTATGAAGATCAAATTGAACAACCCACTTCCACTTGTGTCGGTCGCCTTGTTGGGCATCGGAGTGGAGGTGCAGTACGCACGTAATGACAAAGGTCATCAGATCTGTATGTCGGTAGAAGCCGTCGTGTGGGAGTGGTGCAAAGAGTGGACAGTGAGGAAGACTGAGAAGTGAGTGTCATCACAGCCATAGCCGGTGCCGTCAAAGGCATCATGGGCGGCAAGGGTGTCGGGGATCTGGTGTCGGAGTTCATCACCGACAAAGACAAGGCAGCTGAGTTCGTCCACAAGATGGAGCTGGCTGTGCTCGCGGACAAGGATCTCGAACGTCAAACCGAGATCGCGTTTGAAGAAACGATGACCAATCGCATCACCGCTGAGCTGCACCAGTCAGATGTGTACACGAAACAGACACGCCCGAAGATTGCGAGGCAGTCGTGGTACCTCACCATTGCGTACGCGATCTTCTCGACCATCGGGGCTCCGTTGCTGGCGCACTTTACTGCGCAGGCGGGTCCGGATGGTGTAGTGGTTGCCGGTGTATTCGCGGACCTCACTTTCCAGTGGGAAGTGTTCATCGCGATTGCATCACCCGCGCTTGCCTACATGGGTGTGCGTACTTTTGATAAATGGAAAAACGGAGGCTCTTCATGAGCGTACTAGCTGCACTGAGTGAACTGACCTACTGCACCAGAATAGGTGGGGGCAGTGTCCTAACTTTACCTCAGCTTGCTGAACTGATGACACATCTGGATTCAGGTGCCTGTTCGGAAAGCTTGATCAATGCGATGGCAGAAGTGCCACGAGCACCCAGCCCTGATGAGTGGGACGCGATGCGTGCGGGAGAAACACCGAGTGTGCCAGAACCAACCCCCGAGCCCGAACCACAACCCGAGCCAGAGCCCGAGCCGGTTGCGGAAACGCCGACAGAAGAGCCGGTTGCTGAGACTGAAGAGGCGACGGAAGAAGCGGCTGACGACGATACGGAAGCCACCCCCGTCTGAGGAGTGACCGATGGCTGAGACACTAACATTCAATTCGCTGCAGACTGACATGCGTCAGTATCTGGAGCGTGGTACGTCTGTTGATCCTACCGTGTTTGAGCAGCTGCCAAGGCTGATCAACCTCGCTGAACGACAGCTTGCGAACTCGCTCAAGATTCTGGGCTTCATACGCGTTGTCACAGACACGTTAGGTATCGGCCAATCGGTGATCCCGAAGCCTGATCGTTGGAGGGATACGGTCTCGATCAACTTTGGTGTGGGCGCAACACAGATACGCACGCCACTGTTCCTGCGCTCGTACGAATACATGCGACGCTACTGGCCCGATGAAGATCTCACTGACCAGCCAAAGTTCTACGGGGACTACGATTACTTCAACTGGCTGATCGCACCCTCAGCGGACTTCGCGTATCCGTTCGAGGTCAATTACTGGGAGTTGCCTGCGCTGTTAGATAACACGAACCAAACGAACTGGACGACGGACTTTGCCCCGAACGCGCTGCTTCATGGTTGCCTTCTACAGGCAACTCCCTTTTTGAAAAACGATGACCGCATCCAGATATGGCAGGGCATCTACGACCGTGACGTCATGATCCTCGAAGCGCAGGACGTGAAACGCATTATCGACCGACAGGTTACGAGGGAGAACGTCTGATGCCTTATACCGACATCTTTGGTGGAGAGCTGATCTTCCCATCGATCACGAGCTACAACTCGATCAACACCGCTGTGGATGTCGTACTGCAGTGGGCGAGAGAGCAGCAGATCGAAGGGGTCAACGTTGTCGCTGACTGGATGGACGTCGATGCCACGGTGATATCACTGAACATCGATATGCCGTCTGCGTCGCAGGCATCTACTGGCAACAAGGTCACGTTCAATAACATCGGTGCGAACTCGTACACCGTGCGTGACAACACAGGTGGCACGATCCAAACCGTAGCACCGGGTGAGCAGTGGGTACTGATCCTGACAGACAACACCACGCAAGCAGGTGTGTGGATCACCTCCCAGCTGGGTGCGACGGTCTCGGTCGCATCTGCTGGTGCACTGGCAGGTGCGGGGATCAAAGCGATCACCACCACGTTGAACCAGAAGATCGACTCCGACGTCGAGGGAGCAACTCCGTTCACTGTGGTAGATGGTGACCGAGCGAAGTGTTTGGTCTACACCGCTGGCGCAGGTACCTGTAACTTGCCGTCACCGGGTGCTGTGGGTAACGACTGGTTCTTCATGCTGAGGAACTCTGGCAGTGGCACGCTCAACGTCTTGCCTCCGTCTGGTGTGATCGACGGTGGTGCGAGCATCAACCTTGACCCGAACGACAGCGCATTCATCTTCACGGATGGCACTGACTTCTTCACCGTCGGCTTGAGCACAGGCTCGACCATCGCGTTCGACTTCGTCTCGATTGCGATCCCCGGCTCTGGTGACTTCGTGCTCAGCGGTGCAAACCTAAACAGGATCTCCTACCGTTTCACGGGTGCGCTGACTGGTAACCGAACGATTGTAGTACCCAACACAACTCAGCAGTACTGGGTAGACAACCAGACATCAGGCGCTTTTGATCTGGACGTCAACACAGCTGCCGGTTCGGGTCAGACAATTGCGCAGGGTCAGAGTGTGATCGTGTACTGCGACGGCACCGACGTGATCAACGCGACATCATCCACCAGTGTGTCGTTCCCGATCACCGTTGGTCAGGGGGGCACGGGTGCTACCGACGCAGCGACTGCGCGAGGGAATCTCTCTGCTGCGTTCAGCGGTCAGGACATGATCGCAGGAGCGGGGATGACCGGAGGTGGAACGCTCTCAGCAGATCGCACGTTCAACGTGATCGCAGGCATCGGTCTCGTGGTCAACGCCAACGACATCGATGTTCTCCAGGCAACGGAAGGCGCACTCGGTGGTGCAGAGCTGGCGACTCAGGCTGAGACAGATGCAGGTGTCGATGATACGAGGATCGTCACGCCTCTGAAGTTGGCTAACTTCCCCATCAGCGCAGGTTCGTTGGGAGGCTTGTCAGACGTCACGCTTACGGCACCACCAACAGGTGCGGTGCTCTACAAGAGTGCAGGCGACTGGTTGGATGGAAATAACGCAATCCAAGTTGACCCTGCGGGTCCGATTACCCTGCAGCACAACGCAGTAGACACTGCTCAGACTGCAACACAAGTCAACGGTGGCTTACTAGCTAACTGGAGCGCAGGGCTCGAACCCGTCGCAACTATCACTTCCGGATCGTTCGTGGCTGACTTCTCTGGCGACTTCAGCGGCACCGTGCAGCGTACGGTCGATTGGGTAAAAGTTAGCACCTTCCTGATCAGCATGGTCACTCTGGCACTGCCAACTGTTACAGGAACGAGCAACACTCAAGGCTTTGCTTCGGGTGGTGGCGATATCCCTAACAACCTCAGACCTATTGGAGGCAACCTCGTCCAGCAACTCCAGTACGCAACAGATAGCGGTGCACGAGTGATTTGCCGAATGACCATCATGAGTGGGGGGTTTGAATTCTTCGTCGGGAACGACGTTGCAGCCAACTCATGGACGAACACAGGGACCAAAGGCTGTGACGACATCAACTTCACGTATCAGGTTGCCTAATGGCTGAGACACCCGCACCCATCTGGTCGCAACCCGGTATCAAACGGGACGGTACCAAATTCGAAGGCAACAACTATGTTGATGGTCGCTGGTGCCGGTTCCAACGTGGCAAACCTCAGAAGATGGGCGGCTACCAGCAGGTCACTGACACGGTGCCTGAAGTTACGCGTGGCATGCACTCGTTCTCGAAAGATGACATCCAATACCTGCACCTTGGGCACCCCGACACCGTCGGTCAGTATCAAGTCTCTAACGGGTCGCTCAACCTGTTTACTGATCGAACTCCTGCAGGCTTTGTAACTGACCTCAACAACATGTGGCAGTTCGACGTCTTCGCGGACACGGCAGGCACAGGTAACCACCTCCTGATCGCACATGCCGCACCGAACGCAGCCAACATCGATAACTCGATAGGTGGCAACATCTACATCGATACCATTGATGCGGGTGCTGCGTTGAACGTCGTAGGTCTCAACATTGATGCCGCAGTAGGATGGAACACGGGAACAGCGGGACCAGTCAGTGGTGGCATCGTTGTGACACAGCAGTTTCTGTTCATCTTTGGTAGCGATGGGATCGTCCGTTATAACGGTACGCCCAATGACCTCTCAGCTTTACCTGTTGAGTTCAACAGTGGCACACAGAAATTTGTGAAGGGGTTTCCTCTTCGCGGTGCGGGTAACGGTCCTGCGGTACTCCTGTGGTCTCTTGATTCATTAGTTCGCGGTACATTCTTAAGCAGTGGTCCATCGACTTTCACCTTTGACACCATCGCACGAGGCATCTCGATTCTTTCGTCGCAAGGCATCGTCGAGTACGACGGCATCTACTACTGGCCCGGTAACGACCGGTTCCTGTTGTTCAACGGTGTCGTGCGTGAGATGCCCAACGAGATGAACGAGAACTTCTTCTTCAACAACCTGAACTTCGCCGCACGACAGAAGGTGTTCGGCTTCAAGATCCCGCGCTACGGTGAGATCTGGTGGTGCTATCCGAGAGGCAGTGCTACCGAGTGCACGCACGCGATCATCTACAACGTGCGGAAGGGATTCTGGTACGACACTGAGCTGCCTGATGCAGATTCAGTTGACCAAGGACGCACAGCGGGTATCTTCGCCAACGTTTACCAGAAGCCATTCATGGTGGACAACGAGGTGACTGCAAACGGGCGTACGCTCTGGCAGCACGAGACGACCAAGGACAAGGTGCGCTCCAGTCAGATCAGCGCGATCCAGTCGTTCTTCGAGACCCATGAGCTGTCGTTGCTGGAGAGCGGGCAGAGCGACAAGTCGATCAGGGTTGCGAGGATCGAGCCTGACTTCGTGCAGGTCGGTGACATGACGCTGACGGTGAAGGGGCGAGCGAACGCGAAAGCTCCGCAGGTGGATGAGGCTCCCGTGACATTCGTGGCGAACCCTACGGAAGGCACGGACGAGACCATCAAGCTGAAAGACATCAAGCGGTTGATGAGCTTCCGCTTCGAATCTAACACAGGGTCGGGTGACTACGAGTACGGTGACACCTACGCGCACATCGGACCAGCGGATGGGAGGATCGAATCATGATCATCGATCCGCGAGGCTTCGACAACGTGATGCAATGGGCAGACTTCATGGTGCCCCTGTTTGAGGTTGAGTCAGAGAACTTCCCCCGGCTCGAAAGAGAAGAGGATTGGCAGGACTGGGCAGCGACAATATTCGGAGATGTAGATCCGATTGGACAGGACGCACCTGATCCACACACATATGACAACTGGCGAGAGTGGGCGCAACGCCTCTTCGCTACAACGAATTTTGAAGGGTAGGAACATGCCAGCAGCACAAGGTGGACTAGCACAGATGCTCGCTCAACAGGGCGGGTCGGAAGAACTCATCGACACCGCTCGTGCAATTGAGCTGGTGCCCGGAGGTCCGGAGCTGCTCTACACCGTCGCCGCCGAACAGATGATGACGGACCAGGGTATCCCGAAGAAAGATGCCAAGAAGGTCAGGCTCTACTGCATCGGTGGGTCGGTGAAGAAGGCACGCGGTGGTGTTGCCAGCGCTGCTGAGAAGACCCGAGCTGCAGGTCGTGGTGACGACTCGATGATGCTCCACATGAGCCCGGAGGAGTACGAAGCGATCACTGCGATGTGGGGCGAGCCTGAGGTCAACCCGAAGACCGGCATCGGTGAGTACGGCTTCCTGTCCAAGGTGTGGAAGAAGATCAAAAAGGGTGTCAAGAAAATCGTCAAGTCGCCCATCTTCCGGATGGTCGCTCCCATTGCCCTGTCGGTGTTCATGCCGGGGCTTGGGACTGCCATCGGCCTGAAGATGGGCCTGAGTGGTGCTGCAGCGTCCGTGGCGGGCAACGCTATCGTGCAGGGTGGACTGGGTGCCGTGACCGGTGGCAAGGAAGGAGCGCTCACAGGAGCCATCTCTGGGGGTCTGGGAGCTGCTGCTGGTGCGTACGGGTCGAAGGTGGGTGCAGCTCTGGGCTTGGAGGCTGGCAGCAAGACCGCGAACGTCGTCGGAAGCGCTGTGATCCGGGGTGCGGGAGCTGGGCTGACTGGAGGCGACGTCGTCGAAGGTGCGCTTACAGGTGCGCTCACCGCAGGCACCCAACCGATGAGCGAGCGGTTCTCAGCGGATGCACGAAGCGCAATGGGCATGAAGCCTGCGAGCGAGACGGCAATGGGACGGTACATAGCTGCCGAGCAAGGCCTCACAGCGCCTCCTGACCCCGGTATCGATGCAGGGGGTGACGAGTACACCCCGACCCTAGATCGTCCTGTGACGGGACAGGAGGTGCTAGCTGGAGCCGATCCGGGGCGTGTCGCCCGGACGGCAAGCCCTGCACCCGCCGCGATGGATCCACTGGCACCCACTGCTGCGGCACCTGCTGCGGCACCCACGAGAACCCAGAGCTTGATGGCTCTGGCAGGTAAGTACGCTATCCCTGCAATGACTGCTTTGGGCGCAGCGAGTTCGGGTAGCTACGAAGACGATGGACCTCCGGAGCTGCCACCCGAGTGGGGCGAGCGTCTGCCGGTCTTCAAGATGAATCGCCAGTTCCGGGGGCTCAAAGACCCATCGGATTATTTCACCTACGGTCAGGCAGGCTCACCGATGTCGGGGCAGCACCTGTTCATGGCACCGGAACCTTTCCCTGGTGACACGAGTCCTCTGGCGGCAGCTGCGGGCGCGACTGGACCTCAACCCGTGCCGCTACCTCCGGGTCGTGAAGGGATGACCCAGCGGCGTACTCTGGAGCAGCAGGGCTGGACGTACAATCCAGGGAACAACAGCATGATGCCCCCCGCTCAGGCAGCGGGTCAGCTGGGAGCAGCTCAGTCGCCGGGAGGTGAGAATTTCGTAGCACGTGGTGGCTACCAGCGTGGTGGCGAGTTCGACTACTGGGAACAGAATCAAGATGTACCCAACGCAGCACCGGCAGTCAGTCGGGAAGGAGGTCATCATGTGCAGGGTCCGGGCTCAGGTCGATCAGACGATATCCCAGCGTACTTAAGCGACGGGGAGTATGTCATCGATGCTGAGTCCGTCTCCCTGCTGGGTGATGGTTCTGGATCTGAAGGCGCACGACGACTCGACGAGATGCGACGTGAGCTGCGCAAGCACAAGGCGGGCAAAATGAAGAAGGGTGAGTTCACTAACAAGGCGAAGAACCCCCGTGCCTACATGAACAACGTCAAGAAGCTGAGGCGTACGGTGAAGTACGAACATGGGGGTCTACACAACGTGGGTGGGACCAGTCCCGTGCCACCTAATCGCCCAGCAGCAGGAGGGAATGCCTGATGGGAAGCGTCACTGATTTCTTGTTCGAAGGGAAGCCGCCCAAGTCGGTCAACACCTACGGACAGACCATCGAGAACGTCCCGAAGTGGATGTCAGATTACACGCAGGGTCTGATCGCGAGAGCGAACGCTGCGGCAGCTGAGCCATACATCCCCTACGGTGGTCCGCGCATCGCGCCGTTCGCTCCGGAGGAGGAAGCTGGCTTCGGACTGGCCGAAGAAAACGTCGGTGCCTACCAGCCATGGCTCGAAGCAGGTGCTGAAGGCGTACGCGGTGGACTGGATGAGTTCTCTCAAGATTACGATCCGAGAGGTGTCGCAGACCCCTACCTCGCAGGAGGTACTGAGGAATTTCCTGAAGGCGTGGATCGCTACATGGACCCGTACGTTCAGAACGTGCTCGACCGTCAAGAGAGCCTCGCTACACGCTCGCTCGAAGAGAAATTCCTACCCGGTCTGCAGAAGTCATTCACGGGTGCAGGTCAGTTCGGTTCGCGAGGTGGCGAAGGGTCCATGGAGCAGATCGGCATGAGGGGTATCAGGGATATCTCTGAAGGTCTGGAAGAACAGCGGTTGGCGACACTATCCGGTGCCTACGGTCAGGCGGGTGAGTTGTTCGGTGCAGACCGAGCACGGCAGCTCCAAGCGGGTGAGATCAGAGGTGGTCTCGAAGAAGCAGGCGGACGACTCGGTGTTCAACAAGGACTGGGCATGCTGCAAGGAGCTGAGACAGCTGGTCGTCTGGGTGAGCAAGCGTCGAAGCTGGGCTACGGTGACGCCGCTGCGATGGAAGCAGTCGGTAAGTCTCGACGTGGCATGGGTCAAGCCAGCCTCGATCAGGCATACCAAGACTTCCTCGAACAGCGAGACCTGCCGATGGATCGCACTCGTTTCATGAGCGAGATGATTCGTGGTCTGCCATCGTCAGCGATAGGACGAACGACGCAGCGACAAGACTACGGACCGGCAGACATCTACCAGCCCTCTGGTCTGTCGCAGATCGTCGGTGCCTACGGCACGTACAAAGGTCTTACGGAAGCTGAAGGTGGGTACATCGACAACGAGAGCGGTGAGTATTTCGAACCTAACGGGTACGCACACGGGGGCTTGGCACTAGCGGGAAAGTACTAAGCGCTGAGCCCTATGCATTAGGTGGCTTGGCGCAGGCAGCAAAAGCTGGATGGCAAAAGGTGAAGGGGTGGTGGCGTGGACTCACTGGGCAAAACACGGGGCGAGAGAATCCGGGGTTCGCCCGAGCTGCTAACGAGCTGTACGAGAAATGTGATATGCGCAGCCGAGCACGAGGTGGCGTTCGGATTGAGGATGAAGACTGATGGCTAATTATCAAGCAGGTGGGCTGGCAGCAGCAACCGGTGTAGATCCTGACGAACTGGGCGACCCCTCCATGGTCGAAGTTCCCGGTGCACTGGAAGCAGCGACGACGAGTGAGAGACAACCCTCTAACTTGCCTACGCAGTCCACGCGGGCAGGCAAAAAAATGACCAGCTCGATTGCAATGAAACGGTTGGAAGAAGCACGCCAAACTTTGATGGACCGACGCGATAAAATCGAAGCTGATAAGAGTGGTCAGTGGCTTGCTCTTGCACAGGGCATGCTGGCACCTACTCGTACAGGTGGGTTCGGTGAGTCCGTGGGCGTTGCTGCAGGTCTGGTAGGAGTCGCTCGCTCAAAGAAGCGAGAGCAGCTGACTAAGATTGAAACAGATCTCCTCGACTCTGAGACGAAGCAGCAACAGATTGCTCTGCAATCACGTGCCCGTCTGGGTTCAAGGTCAACCGTGTACCACCCGGATGATGTCGCTGAGTTCCCAGACAGCCCAGAGCAGTGGCGGCATATCGAGAAACAAACCATCGTGCACAACGATGGAACGACGGAGCACATCTTCACGGGAACGGATACCGGAGAACTTCTGCAGGTAGTATCCTCCGCGAATCCCATCACCGTACGTGAGAGAGACGCGGCTAAGGTTGCGGGAACCCTTGAGACTCGACGTGCCCAGCACGACATCGATCAGGGACTGATCGCAACCATTGCGCAAGACAAGCTGCGTGATGCGCGAGCGATCTTTGCAGATATAGAGACCGGCGGGCTCAAAGCGGGCATCGCACGTATGGGTGAGTTCCTCAACATTAGAATCGCAGACGACGCAGATCTCAGAGTGGTCCGAAGGCTCATCGGTGATGAGGTTCTCAACCAGTTGTCACGCTTGACGGGTACGAAGACCGACTTCGAGTACAAGAAGATCGAGTCGCTCAACGCGAGCCCAGATGCGAGTCAGGAAGCTAACCTACGCATCATCGATGAAATGCTTAATCGTTACGACAACATCATCAATATCGGAGAGCGAGCAGCTCTCGCCCAAGCTAAGAATCCCGATGACGATCTGTCAGTATTCAGGTACCGAGAGTACCGTCAGGAAGAGTCTGCGAGAAAAGAAATGGAGGCGATGGCAGGGCAGGCAGCGGCTAGGGTTCCAACTCCTGAGCACAACGACATTCTGGTTGAGAATTTTGATCTCAACAATCCAAACAACGGCAGGCTGATCGAGTTCTATCGGACTCACTACGGTTGGCCTCCAGTCGATCCTGATGTGCTCTCTGAGCTGCGCAAGAAGGGGTTTAAAGACTGATGGCTGAAACAAATTACACGACGGAAGAAGACCTCCTCCGAATGCAGGCTGAGATGCAGGCGAAAGACCAAGCGCTGATGGCACAAGGGTACGCACCGGGAGAAACTCCACCCGAAGAAGCGTTACTGGCACAAGCTGAGCAGCTCCCCGAGCCAGACATGTCGTTCGCCAACGATCCGTTTACGGATCCGTTTGCGGATGCCCCCGGTCTCGCTGATCCTTTCGCTGACGCTGGAGAAGAACTAGCAAACCCACTAGCTCAGTTCCCGAGTGAGTTTCCTGATGAGCCGGGAACGTCACGTGCATCGCGAGAGATGGGTGAGATGTTCGTGCCGCCGATGCTTGGTGGTGACGCTCCGACGGTGGGACCGGGACGTACGACACCCGAGACGGGTGGTGGTGTTGGTGCCACGCTGACCACGGGGCAGCAAGCAGCGATGGCAACAGCTGCGATGACGATGACCGATCCAGAAGAGATCGCGAAGATGCTGAGGCAGTTCCCTGAGATTGGCATCACCTATGCACCTGATGGTGCGATCATCGCAACCAACAACGAGACCGGTGCGCGTGGACTCGTCAACCGTCCTGGCGCGAGCGGCATGGACCTGATGCAGCTGCTGGGACTCGGTGCAGCGTTCTCACCTGCAGGCAAGATTGCATCGCTAGGTGTGAAGACAGCGCTGCCTGCAGTAGCCAGTGCAACGATGCGTAAGCAGCTGGAGAAAGCAGCTGTTCGTCGAGCAGGGTTTCAGGCTGCAGGCACCTTTGGTGCCACTCAAGCCCTGATTGAGGCGGGTCACGAAGTGGCAGGTGGCGACTTCGATCCAGAAGACATCGCGTTCACTGCAGCAGCGGGTAAGGTGGGTGAGCACCTCGCGAAGCCACTGGCGAACGTCGCTACCAAAACCAAGGAGCTGATGGGGAAGGTTGCTGACGTTGTACCTAAAGGTGTCCAGCAAGCACTGGATTATGCAGAGTCAACGGGGCGGAAAATCTACACCTCCGATGCTCTCTCGCAGTACATAACTCCTATCCAAAATATCTTCATAAAAACGATTGAACGTATCCCGATCACAGGTATCGGTCGCGCACGAATCAGACAGAAAGCAGCGAGAACAGATGCACTCATCGATATCGCTAACAAGTACGGCATCAACATCGAGACTGAGCTGGGTCAAGACATCGCTGACAATTTCATTACGCGGATGATCAAGCAGCGCTTCTGGGGTAAGAACAAGGAGATCATGGACCCGGCGAACTGGCCTTCAGCAGTCACGCGACCGCATGAACATCGACAAGCTGCGGCAAAGGCGCAGGAGCTACTTGAACGTGCATACGTGAAGGAGTCTGAACAGGTTGTTGACGCTGCGATAGCTAAGCAACTGCGAGAAGGCAACCTTGACGATGAGATCGTCGAGCGCGTTCTAGATCAAGGCGTGCCCAAACGTATCGATGATCTGTTTAACAAGCTGATGCCCGAAGGGAAGCAAGCAGTGAAGCAGCGCTTCCTCACCAAGGGACTGGAGAAAGCAGGTTGGACTCCTGACGCTCCGCAGATCGCTGATCCGGATGGCTTCGTGAAGTACCTCAGCACTCCTAAGAACAAGAAGATGCTGAAGGTCTTCTTCGACGAGGGTGAACAAGAGCTGCTCGAAGGGGCTCGTGAGTATATGCGGATCACTGCGTTAGCTGCCCAGACAGGTAAGGGTTCGGGCATGGTTGCTGCGATGGGTGGTGGCGCTGCTGTCGGACTCGCTGTCCTGAATGGTTTGTGGGGGGTAGCTGCAGCCTCGGCACTCGCAGGGCGAGTCATTCAAGGTCAGACGATCCGTGACCTCCTTTTGAAGCTGACGTATGCCAAAGGAGACCCTGCAAAAGCTCAGCTCATCATGCAGGAGCTTCGCCCTCTGGTCGTCGCTGCGGAGAACCAGTACTTCGAAAGTGGTGGTCCCCCTGAGTTACCTGAGATTGAGTTCAGCAAGGACATGATGAAAGACTTGGGCGACTACGGTATGCAGTACCTTCGTACTCTGGGCGAGCGAGGTATGGACAAGTTCGAGGACGTGACTGGCGAATTGAGCAGGATGTTGGAATGAGCGCAACCTACCTGGGCAAACGCACACGCAATCAATCAGGTGCACTGCTGGCAGAGGGCAAACGCCTGTTCCTGCCTGACCACCTCGATCAGGTGCGTGCGATTGCCATGCGTGGTGTGAGTGAGAAGGAGATGTGTGACATCTTCGACATCCACCCGCGCATGATAAAGCTCTGGAAGAAACAGTACCCCCTGTTTCAGGATGCCCTCGCTGAGGGCTACACCGATGCTGATGCAGCTGTGCTGTCAGCTCTGTACCAGAGTGCGGTCGGCTACACCCATGACGAGGAGAAGATCTTCCAGTGGGACGGTGACATCATCCGAGCTGACACGACCAAGCATTACAAACCAGACATCGCTGCGATCAAGTTGTGGCTGACCAACAGGCAGCGTGAGCACTGGAAGGATCGTCAGCAGGTGGGTATGCATGGTGGTGCGGATGACAACGCTCCGTTGGGTCTGCGTGACGAGACGAGAATGGAAGTGATGTCGAGCATCCTCGCACTGATCAAACCGAAGCCCGACAACGTTCTCATCGATGGTAACACTGGCGAGGTGGAGGAGTAGTTATGCACCCCGGACCCGAACAAGCTTACCCACACATGGGACTTGGAGGCTTCCTCAAGAAGGTGCTGAAGTTCGAGAAGTCTCACCTCAAAAATCTCTGGAGGGGGATCAAGAAAGATCCGAAGCGTTTGATCCTGGGTGTCGATCCAATCAGCACCAAGGGGTGGAACAAGATCCTTGGTCGAGACGACCGTGCGCTAGTTAATCAACTGGGTGGTGCAACTGCACACGACTACCAGCAGGCAATGTCAGAAGGGATCGACATCGGTCCCGGTAAGCAAATGCAAGATGTAGCAGGGATGATCGCTGGTGTCGTGGGTGGAGGTGCAGCTGCGTCGGGATTGGGAGCGGCTGCAGGTTCTGTTAGTGGTTCCGCGATAGCACCTGCAACGCAGACAGCTATCGGTGCCGCAACGAAGGTAGGGACAGCGTATGCAGCAGGCATGGACGAACCCGGTGACGAGCTGACTGAAATTGTGCGGGGCTTCAACTCTGGACCGGGAGAGCAGCTAGGTCAGGCGCAGAATTTGCTCAGGAGTTTCCAAGCGCTGGACGATCCGTACACCTACGGACTGTCCGGTATGGAACACATGTTTTTTCAACCTAAAGGCAAAGCGGAGGGTGGAAGAGTGCCATCAAAATCACCAGCGCAGGCGAAGCTCATGCGAGCTGTTGCGCACGGATGGAAGAAGCCCGGTGGCGGACCGTCACGTAGTGTAGCGAGAGAGTTCGTTGCTGCTGACAAGAAAGCTAAGGGGTATCAAATCGGAGGTCTGGTCGAAAGGGCTCTTGAGGAGCTGAAGAAGCAGCAGAATCCTGACTACAATCCAATCACAGATAGGTACGGCACCGAGCCCATCACAGGTGCGCAAGCGAAGAAGATGAGCGGCAAGAAAGGAATCCCTGGCACCCTCGGATCCTTTCAACAATTGACAGGGGCTGGGTGGACGGGTGTCCCTGGTCCTGAGGGAGATTTCAGCGGGATGATGTGGTACCCGCCACAGCCTACGATAACGGGCGGGCTGGAAGGTGCAACACAGGTGGGTGGCTACGCAGTACCCAACCCCAGTACGCGCACCGGCACTGACTTCGACGAGGACTCCATCGCTGCGGAGATCTACAACAAGTACGGCATCATCGATCCGACGTGGACATCGTACGACCGAACCTCGCAGGCGAAGATGAAAGAGGATCCGCTCGCACACTTGGGCGCTGATGACCCTGCACGAGCAGAGTACGAGGGGTGGGACCAGCAACGTGCAGATGAAGCTGCACGACAAGAGAGATTAGCTTCCTTTACTGCCTACCCGGAGATGGCTGGGAAACAATCACCCCAACGTGAACAGTTACGACAGCACAAGGCGAGAGTGTCTGACATCCTGAGCGGTGGTGGTGGTGGAGGTGGCAACGTCGTTGCCGGTGGCACACCGGGGTTCTACACAGAAGCACCAGAACTACTTGAGGAGGAGCCCGTGGAGATGCAATTCGGTGGACTGGCACAAGCGATGCAAGGTCAACGAGGATCGATGGGCAGGAGAGGCTCCCCTCAGATGATGCAAGCAATGCAACGCCAGACCGGCATGGCACCACCCCAGCGTGGTGGCTTCCGTGGGCGCGGTCCTCAACGTATGCCCGGTGGTCGTGGTCGCGGTCGAGGTCCGCAGCGGCAGATGATGCAGCAAATGGCGCAGCGTCGAGGTCGTGGACCCGGTGGTGGTCGTGGCAATCCTCAGAGGCAAGCGATGATGCAGAGGATGCAGGCAGGGCGACGAGGTATGCCTCAGCGTGGTCCGATGAAGCAGTTGGGAGGTCCGCAGCCGCAGCCGGGTCGTGTGCAGCCGGGTGGACCCGGTGGCATGCCGGGGGGTCGCGGCGAGATGCTCAGTCCTGGCGACGCAAGAATGCCGGGAGGTCGAGCGATGCCTCTCCGTGGCTTCCAGCAGAAGCAGGCGATGATGCGTCGAGGAAATCTTGGTGGGAATCGCGTGGGACAGTCTGATCAACAGGGCGGGCTTTCCCGAGCGCTTCAGAAGGGGACGGGTCGTCCTCCCATGTCGAGAAGGTCTGCCTTCCCTGGTCGCGCAGGATAACTCCAGTATTGCACCGAGTGCACCGGTACATAGCGCCTATCGCCTGACTCCATGTGCGTTCACGATTCCAGTAGTGGAATAGAAAGCCGTCAGTGCACTTCGCGTCCATGAAAGTCCTCCGGTCCTAGCACAGTGGTGGCAGGTGAGTGTTCTCTCACGAGGGCTCGTACGTCTTCTCGATCATCGACGAGGATCTCAGGCTTGATCGAACCAGCCCAGATGGCAACGAGGTTCGGGCCTTTGATCTGAGTCTCCGTAGGCTCTCGCTGCAGTAGCTCGATGTGCTCCCACAGATCGTGACCTTTCAGCCACTCCTCCTCGTGTCTGTACTTGTTAGCGAATCGTGTGCTGTAGACCAGCACGAAATGTTCCCTGCGAATCCACTCCCGAACAGCGCGGATGACATCCATGCGGGGCTCGTCATCGGGGAGCCCTTTGTAGTACGCCTTCCACGCTTCTCGGTTCTTGGGATCAGCTGCAGTGGTCGCCTCAAGGACACGCAAGCGGTCAGTGTGATCGCTCATCGTGCCTTCGAGGTCAACCATGATCGTCTTCATCTTTGCTTGCGACGTTTCCCTGCTGCCTTCTTCTTGGCTGGACCCGTGGGCTTACGCTTCGCAACCTTCGAGGGGTCGAACACCCTGAGCTGCTTGCGACATTCATTGATCACCTCGACCAATGTCTCACGGTCTCCTTGATTGGTGAGACTGACCTCGAACCTACCAGTGAGCTTGCGCCCCTTGAGTTCGAGACTTGCTTTCCTATGCTGCTTCAACACTGTCATTTCTTAGTTCCTATTTTCCCGCTTCGACCTCACGTCGGCGCAGGTACGCAGCCCTGAACCGGCACTCGTCCGAGCAGTAGTTGGTGATCGCGAGTCCTTTGAATTTCTTACCGCACTCAGGGTTCTCGCAGTTCTTCGATCCACGCTTGCGCATCATTGCAAGCTGGGCACCGACGCTATCGCTAGTTGCCTTTACTTTGGGGCTTTTGCGTACTGCAGGCATCATGGGTCTCCTTACTTTAGTCAGCCCCCATTATACACGGATTCGGTCCCGTGTAAAACGTCAGTGTTTCCGCTGATCTATGACCTCACGAGCCCTTTTGATCACGGTCCTGCCGAACTCAAGAGCCGCCTCTGGCGGGAGTCCTAGCCATGCGACGGGTTTCGGGAACATAATGATGACGTTGTCGTCCTTGATGCCGATAGCAATACCAACCTCACCTTCATCATCTTCGCTTAGCTTCCCGTCAGGGTAGTTCGGCTCGCTCATTCGTCTCTCTCCGGATTAAGATCAGCGGTCGCTCTCTCCAAGAGCAGCGGTACCTCGAATCGTTTGGGGTCCAGACCTTTGTCATGCTGCGAGCATGCCTCAGTCCATGTCCAACCAATAGCTTCCGCTCGAACGCTCCCGAGTAACTCTACCATCTTTCCAGCCAAAGGTACTAGAGCTGCTATGTTCAGGGGGGTTAGGTTCGCATCCTTCCCAGCCTGAATGATGAGTTCACTCACTCTCTCCCGATCCCAGCTGCTCTTTTCTGATTCGCTCATAGATTTCTTCCCTATGTACCGACACCTCTCTCGGTGCGTTGATGCCCAGCCTCACTTGGTTACCTTTGACACCGAGCACCGTGACCGTGACGTTGTCACCAATGCAAATGGCTTCCCCGGTCTTCCTCGTTAGAATTAGCATCCGTTGCCTCCATCAGTCGTAGCGTCCCCCGACTGGCCCGCGAGGTAGGTCTGCCTCCACGACGGGGAACTCATACACAAAATTCTCATCTCCTTCTGCAGCAACCCTGATCGCCATGGCGGCTACCTGCACGGCTTCTCGCAGCACCTCCTGTGTGGTCTGACTGCCGTCCCTGTCGTGCTCCATCAGAGCTTGCGCCAACTCACCTACTTCTTCCATCAGCGCTGCCAGCATGTGCGTGGTCTCAGGGAACTTACCGCGAGCTGCGTCCAGCTCACCTCTGACCATCGAGATGATCTGTCCGTCTGCACTGTTCAGTCGTTGGTGCGCTGAGAGATCGACGTTCGCACACAGGCACAGGTCGAGTGAGACTCCGCACTCGGTGCATCGTTCGATATTCTGTGGATCCAAAAAAGTACACGTCCTCATTTGTCGTATCTCCATGTGTTGAAAATGTTGTGCAGCTGGTAGTGAGCGTCTTTGGGATCCTCTCGATTCAAAATACCCACAGAAATTTTCGACAGCTTTTCTCGATCTGCACCATTGATTTCCTCAGCAACGTTGCCGGGGATCACGTAGATGTCTGGAGGTGCCTCTGCGATGACGAACACGTAGCCTTGAAACTTGACTCGCTTGCGGATCCAGATGAGCTGCGTCTTCCGCAGTCCAGGCTTGCCGGGGAAAGGGATCTCCTTGAGCTTCGAGTACTTCAACTCGATGGTGCCACTGACGTTCAGCCCGAGCTGGTAGTCCACGTCGGGGAATCCTGGCGACGTGTACGCAGACTCGACTCTAGAATAGTGACCGTTGGGCAGGCTCACGTCCCTCAACCACTCCCACAGACTGTCCTCGTTCATGCTGTTGCACGACGGGCTTTTCGAACTCGCCTCTTACGACCGCTAACTGTTGTCGCACGCTCTTCACGTCGCCGGGTGTCGAGGACGAGGGTTGAGAATTCTTTCTTCTTCGCAACTGCCGTGTAGTACTCTTCTTCAATGGTGTTCCTCGCGATCAAGAATATGTAGTTGACCTTCTTCGTCGTCTCCATGTTCATCACTCGGAAGCGTGACTGCTCGAACGTGATGTAGCTGTGATCCCAGCTGTAGAAGACGATGGTTGCTGACTCGCTCAGGTCGAAGCCGAGCCCGCTGCGCACTTGCAGGATCACGAAGTCTGTGTCGAACACACCGTCCCACTCGGAGCTGCCACTGATCACCTTGTAGGTCCAGTTGAACTCCTCGAACTTCTTGGAAATCGCTTCGATCTCGTGCGTGTAGCGGCAGATGATGACGACCTTCTCGTCACCAATCCCTGAGCATACGTTCATGAGGTGATCGAGCTTTTCACTTCCGAGCTTGACGACGATGCGCCTGCGCTTCTTCTCTCCGGGGATGCGCTGCTGGTGGAGCAGGAAGCCTCCGCAGATCTGTTGCAGTTTCTGGATCAGAGTGATGGGTAATGCAGATTCGATGGTCAGGTCGTCGAGCACGACTTCGAGATCTTCTTTCATTTCGTTGTAGATGTCTTGACTCGCCTCACTGAGATCGAAGTACGCTTTCTTCCGGTGGATACGCACGGGTGCTTTGCCTATTGATTGACGGGCTTCGTTGAAGGTCACCCGGAAGCTGTACTTGTGGATGATCTTCAACATCTGGTCTTCGTGGTTGTAGCCTACGAGTTCAGGCCAGGACTTTGTCTTGCTTCTGTTGAACACGGTCTCGTAGTCGCAGTAGATTTTTTTGAAGCCCTCAGATGTGCGAGGGAAGGCATTGCCATGTTGAATGAAATCCATGATTGCCCAGAACTGTTCGTAGTTCTTGTCGATGGGCGTGCCGGTGAGTGCCAGACGATAGAAGGCTCGCTTGCCTAGTGTTCTAACAACTCGACTCTGCGCTGATCCTGGCTTCTTGATGTAGTGTGCTTCGTCTGCGATCACCATCAGGCGACCGTCGTGCTTGACGTACTCCAGTGACCACTTGTACCACTGTGCACGCAGCGCTTTGTTCTTGACCAGCTCCTGATAGGTCAGGATGAAAATGTCGCAATCCCAGTCGAGGTCGAGATGCAGATCGATCTCTTCCTCCCACGTGAGCACTGCCTTCTTCGGACAGATGATGACCAGCGTCTCTGGCTTCATCCGATCCATGATGGCGAGAGAGATCAGGCACTTCCCTGTGCGCTGTTCTGGGAACAGGGCGAAGCCGTCGTATGCGCAAGCAGTACGAGCAGCGACGTCCTGATATGGTCGGAGTTTAGTGCGAATCATGTTGTTGTTGTTTCGCTATCCCGTAGTAGAAACGCCACCCGATTTCCATTGACTCAAAGTAGTGGGGTTCCCCTGCAATTATGAGCTTCTGAAAATCGAGTGGTGCTATGCGAGTGAACGGACCCTCGATGGTACGAGGATCCAGCCACCCTGGAGAGTACTGACTCACGCCTTGGTCAGTTCCCCAACCGGGATCTCCCACTCACCCTCTTCGTCGTCCACGACTGTGGCGACACCGTCATCGATGCTCTCGATCACGCCGCCATACTCATCGTCTTCGTCTTCGAAGGTGACACGTGCACCCGGACGCAGTGCGCCCCTTTTCTTGGCGGGTGCTTTTTTCTTGCGAGGTGCTTTTTTCGGTGGAGGCTCCTCTTCCTCTTCTTCTTCCTCTTCTTCGCCGCCCTCTTCTTCCTCCTCCTCTTCCTCTTCTTCAACGGCGGCTTTGCGAGCGCGACGTTTTTTCGGTGGAGGATCTTCCTCTTCTTCCTCTTCCTCAGCTGCAGGCAGTTCGGCTTGCTCTTCCGCAGCGTCGTACGTGAGGTAACCTGTTACACGAGGCTGGTCCTTCTCTTCGTACTCCTCGTTGGTGATCTCGATGCCGAGCTGCTGCCCGACCAGATCATCAGGGTCGAAGTCGAACGGACCGTCCGGTGTGTCGTAGCCCATGCAGTTCAGTGCGGTGCGGAGTACCCACAACGACTGAGGCAGCAGCATGAACCGGTCGAACACCGTAGAGCCGATCTGCGTCTTGTAACGCACGACGACCATCTCGTTGCCGTTGGAACTCACGTCCTTCTCAGCGCTCTTCACCTCAGCGGTGTAGATGCCATCAGGCGTGGGCATCATCCCACCAGCATCGACGTCAGTGAAGTCCACGCTGATCATGTTCGCGTTGCGACGACTTCGCCTCTTAGCTGGTGTTTTCTTACCAGCAGCGGGAGCCCGTTTCGCAGGCGCTTTCTTTCTAGGCATTTGCCTTTCTCCTTACTTTACGTTTTGGTTTTGTTCCTGCGATCAGGTTCCGAATCTTGTCGAACGTCGCGTCTACGATGAACTCAGGAATCGGACCTGCTGTCGGAGGTCTGCGGATCTTCGTCGAATAAAATGCGTGTGGACCGAGCCGCATACAATAGTCCACGTGGCGCACCTCCTCCTTGTCTTCTGTCTCCCACCGTTCTTTGATGTACATCGAACCGATGGAATCGACTGCCCCGTCAAGGAAGGAGCCCACGGACGGCATGACACGAGCACCAATGCTGGGCTCGATCATTTCGTCCTCGTCGTCACCCGGCTCATCGATGCGCTCGTGCGCGATGAACAGGATGTGGTAGCGGTCGGCAAGCTCACGCCAATCGCTGATTGCCTGTTTGATCATTCCACTGAGCTGTCCCCACATCTTCTGAGTGAACAACTCATCTCTACCCTTGCGTGCTCGACGCCGCACTTCAGCCATGCCGATGTCCTGCAGGTTGGTGACCTGATCGACTACGATGCTGGCGTACTCAGTCTCGGTCTTGTCGTCCATCAGTGCCCAGTACAGCTCATCGAACTCAGCCCATTCGGTGATGCGCACAACGTCAACACCCTCGACCTGCTTGATGGTCTCGGTGCCTCGCTCGTTGGTGTCGATGAACAGGCAGGGCTTCGGGAACGTCGAACCGAAGTATGTCTTGCCAGTGCCACTGCGTCCGTACACGAGCATCACGAGGTTGGTCTCCAGCTCACTGACTGGCTGAATCTTGTCGAGGATGCTTGTAGGCTTTTTCCTACGCTTCTTCGGGGCGGGTTTCTTTTTCGCTACCATTAGTCGTCTCCGATCTCTCGTTGGGTGAACTCCGACTTGATGATGAACTCAGCATCGAGTCCACGGACTTCAGCCTCGCAGACAGGTCGGTACTCACAGGTGTTGCAGTTGAAAGGGCTCATGCTGCGGGTGCAGTGTGCCTTCGGTTTTTTCTTCTCTTGGATCTCACGCGTGGTTTCGAGGAAGTCATCGGTGATGATTGCGATCATCTTCTTGGTCGGCTTCGGCAGGAACACGCGCTCGTAGAACGTGGTCTCCTTCCCATCGAGATGCCTGAGCATGTCGGCGTAATCGTTGACATCGAGCTGGTTGTCAGCGATGGCTTTCTGGTAGGTGTAGACGTCGGTGTCGATGTTCTTGGCTTGGGATAGTTTCCCTGACTTCAGGACGTCGGGTACACGTGGTGCCTTCGAGCGGGCGTAGTCCCAGCACACACCATCGAGCGGCTCATCAGGGTGCGTCTCGTTCCACGCCCACACGTAGAGGAGCAGCTGTAACTCGCTGAACCTATCCTCGGCAGTCGGAATCGTGGCGACGAACTTGTGGTCCATCAGCCAGCGGCGATCTTGCTGATCGATTGCAACCTTGTCAATGAATCCAGTGAAGCGCGGCAGCTTACCCGGCAGATCGAAGTACACATTCTGCTCGCTCGCTTCGTAGCGCAGCGGATCCTTCCGGTACATGCGCAGATAGCCCTCGAAGATCTTGCCGCAGTCACCGATGATGTCACCACCTTCCTCCCGCTCTTCTGCGAAGTAGGTGGCGTACTCCTCTTCGTATTTGGCGAGCACATCCCAGGCGTCACCTCCCGTGGACTTGCCCTTGGACATCTTCATCCTGACGTGCGCGTCCAACATGTCGTGCAGGATGCTGCCCTTGAACATGCGCACGAACTTCCGCTTGCGCTTCAACCCCTGAACATATTTGTAGTGCCATGCCTGTTGGCATCGTCGGTACTTGTCTACCTGCGAGAAGCTAGTTGTTGCTGACATAATTATCACGCTGCATATTTTTCTCCTGCTCCCCAGCGTCCGAGTTCGGCTTCGCCTTCCATCGGTACGTCGAGGGTAATTTTGAATGTGTCCATCAGTTTCGGTCGCTCTGCGATCTTCAACATCTTCGGCACGACCTCATCGAGATGCTCGTTCTTCACGATCTGCAGCACAGAGTCGTGGTGCTCGCCCACCAACCTGAGCTTCGAGCGCGGGAACGTCTGGTGGATCTCGATGAGACACATGACTTTGTAGTCGCCAATCATTGCCTGCACACCGCTGTTCACAGCCTGCCTCTCGGCTTCTGAGCGGATCATCCGATCCTTGGCACGGATCCCAGGCAGACGTCTCAGACGTCCTGTGAGGCAGCGTACGTGCCCGTTCAGGCGTGCTAGCTTCTTCACCTTCCTGTGCCACGCTTCGAGGCTGGCGTACAGCAGGAAGTACGCGGCACGCGACGACTTCGCCTCCGTCACCGACGGTGACCATCCGTAGTCCTTCTCGGATTGCTCGATGAACTTCTTGTACTGCATGCCGTAGATGTATCCAAAGTTGATTGCCTTGGCACGCGTGCGTCCCTCGTACCAGCGAGGCTCCATTTTTATGCACATGCCCGGTCCTTCGGAGAGCATCATGTCCAACGCAACGGAGTAGGTGAACTCCTTCTTGTAGGCTGGGTTGAGTTTGTGTGCCGTCTCGCGCACGAGACCGGCGAACTCACCCTGCGTACCGACAGCGAGCGTCTCCATGAGCGTGCGCCAGTGGATGTCTTCGTGGTTCTGGAAGACGCGCATCATCTCCGGGTCTTTTGACATGTGTGCAGCGATGCGCATCTCTGCGGTAGCGAGGTCCATGGCGACCAACGTCCAGCCTTCAGGTGCGGTGACCAGATTGCGGATGGATCCATCGCGAGGGATTGGGTGCAGCGGTGAGCTGTAGCGTCCGGTGACGGTGCCGTGCAGCTTGTAATCGAAGTGGTACTTGTTGCCGATCCGGTACTGCTCCCAGCCCTTGATGTAGGTGTTGAAAAATTTATCGGCTTCCCGGTACTCCAGCAATTTGTTGACGATGGGGTGTTTGCCTTTCAGGTGGAGCAGGGCTTGCTCAGACGTGCTCTTTTGTTTTTTCTTGGTAAGAATTTTGCAGGGTAGTTTGAGATCGTCATATAGGAGTTCCCCGATCTGCTTGGGTGAGTTCCAGTTGACTGGATCCTCGTACCCCACCAGCTCGTTCAACTCTTCATTCAGCGTGATGCGTCTGGAGAGCAGTTCGAGCCCGATCTCTTTGCGAGCATCCCCGTCAATGGTCATGCCTTCCATCTCGGCATCTTCCATCGCACGCGCTCCAGGCATCGTGAGCTTCCAGAAGAGCCGGTGCAGTTCAGGTTGGTCTCGTAGCATCTCCTCGAACAGCTTGCCCAGCCTGAGCGTGTACGCACCGTCTTGAGCGCAGTACTTGTAGTTGCGCACGGGCTTCTTGGACTTGCCCTGCTTCTCTGCCAGTGGAATGTCGTACTCAGGCTCATCGAGGTAGGTGCGGCACATCGCTGTCAAGTCATGGGCGACGTTTTCATCGAGCAGGTGGTGCGCTAGCATGATGTCGAAGGAGAGCCGGAAGCTGCCACCGAACTGACAGCGCATCCACTTGTTGTCGAACTT